TCAAATCATAGTTCTTATCTCTGTTGTTGTTTGGGGTTATGCCAGTATCAACGAGAGAATAGACACAAACCTACAAGAAACAAAAAAACTCAGAGGAAATCAAAATAACTATTTGTTTCCAGATATTAGAACCTTGGAACAACAAGTTATACAATTAGAAAAAGAAGTTTTAATCTTAAAAACTGAAATAGAATTTTACAAAAAAGAAATGGAAAAAGAGGAATCTAAATAATATGTCTTGGAAAAACTTTACAATAGATGAGTTTGCTTGCCAACATTGTGGTAAAAATGCTATTTCACACGAACTAATAAATAAGTTACAATCACTAAGAACTGAGCTGGATTTTCCGTTTATTATTAGTTCTGGGTACAGGTGCGAAGAACACCCAATAGAAGCAAAGAAAAAAAATCCAGGAACTCATGCACAAGGCATAGCTGCTGATATATTTGTTAGGGGCAATAAAGCATTACAAATAGTATCAGAAGCAAGAAAACATGGATTTACTGGTATTGGTGTTAATCAAAAAGGAAACTCAAGATTTATTCATTTAGATATTTCAGAGGGAGACAATCATAGACCAAGACCGCATATATGGAGTTATTGATGGACAACCCGATTTTATTTTGGAACGCAATTATTACATTGGTTTATGTTCCTATGGTTTACAGCATCAGATTCAACGCAACACAAATACAAAGAGTAGAAATATTATTAAACAAAACAAGAGAAGAAATCCCTACACGCTACGCAACCAAACAAGACTTACATTTGGACATGCAAAGAATATTTGATAGACTAGACAAGTTAGACGAGAAAATAGATAAATTAATTAGTCAATAATGCCATCACAAGAAGAGATACTACACTCAAACGAAGCAGAGTTAATTCTTAACTCAGAAACTTTTAAAGACGCAATACAAATTCTTAAAGATGAATACATAAATTTATGGTTATCTTCAAAAGAAGATGATATACATAAAAGAGAAAATTTACACAAAGCTATAAAGCTACTACCCGAAGTTGAAAAACATCTACGCATAATTGTAGAAAGAGGTAAGATTACAAAGGCCCAATTAAGTAGGCTACACAAAGTTGTGTAAATACTAAGTATTATAGTAAAATATTACTTTACATTTTAAGGATAAATTATGACCAACAACGCAAAGCCGATTGGTTTACAAACAAACTTAGAAAAGACAGAACAATCTTTTGAAAGTTTTTTGACTCCAGCAGAGCAACCAGAAAACGAAATAGAAGAAGAGGCTACTGAAGAGTTAGTCGACGAAGAAGAAATCATCGAAGATGACGAACCCTTTGAAGAAGAACCCGAAGAAGCCGAAGAACAAGAACTCCAAGAAGATCAAGTAGAAGAAGAGGAGTCCGAGCAACCACAGCTATATACAATTAAAGTAGATGGCGAAGATACAGAGGTCACGCTTGAAGAACTCCAAAACGGATACAGTCGCCAAAGAGATTATACGAGAAAAACTCAAGAGTTAGCTGAACAGCGAAAAACTATTGAAGCTCAACAAAAAGAGGTTTCTCAAAAAGACGAAATTTATTCACAGTTGTTACCAAAGATGGAAGCGACTTTGAAAGGCGAGTTAGAAAACGAGCCAGATTGGAACGCACTTTACGAAGCTGATCCTATTGCTTATGTCCGTGAAAAAGACGTATGGAATGAGAAGAAGCAAAAGTTGACTGCTATACAAGAAGAGGCAACTAGACTTCAAGAAGAAGCTAATGCTAAACAAAGGAAGGAACTAGAAGAGTTCGTTCAGTATGGTAATAAACAATTACTTCAACTAATTCCTGAATGGCAAGATAACGAAGTGGCATCAAAAGAAAAGATGGCAATTCGTAATTATGGTGTAAATGTTTTGGGGTACACACCTCAAGAGATGGACAGCGTTTATGATTACCGAGTATTACTTGGTTTGAGAAACGGATGGCTACATCATAAAACAGTAAAAGCGACTAAAGTGAAACCAACTGAAAAGAAAGCGGCAGCTCGTACCGCACGACCTGGCACTTCAAATGTTCCTAAGTCTACAACCCCTGTGAAAAAAGCACGTCAAAAACTAGCTAAAACTGGAAAAGTCCAGGATGCAGCTAAATTATTTGAACAAATTATATAAACTTTTTAAACATAGGAAAAAAATATCATGGCAAAAGTAACAAACGCATTTGATACATATTCTGCGACTGCTGATAGAGAACAACTAAGTGATGTTATCTATAACATTTCTCCACAGCAAACTCCGTTTATGTCATCAATAGGAAAAAACTCAATCAAGAATGTAGTTTTTGATTGGCAAACAGAAGCATTACCAACTCCAAGTGGTGCTGGCAACCTTGAAGGATTTGAACTTTCAAGAAGTGCAGCTACAGCTACAACAAGAGTAAGTAATGTGGCAATGATCTCATCAAGAGATGCAACTGTAACTGGCTCACAACAAGCTAGTGACCCTGCTGGTAAAAAATCAGAGATGGCTCATCAATTAGCTATCATGTCAAAAGCATTAAAAAGAGATATGGAAACAGCTCTTTGTCAAAAAGGTGCTAAGACAACTGGTAATGCTACAACAGCAAGAGTAACTGGTGGTTTTGAATCATGGATGAAGTCTAATGTAAACAACGCAGCAGGTTCTACACCTACTGGCGGTGGTACAGCTCCAACAGACGGAACTCAAAGAGCTTTAACAGAAACATTACTTAAATCAGTATTACAAGATTGTTTTACAAATGGTGGAGAGCCTTCAATGGCAATCTGTGGCCCTGTAAACAAGCAAAAAATATCTGCTTTCACAGGTAGATCACAAGCTAGACAATTTGTTGATGCAAATACAGTAGAGGCATCTGTTTCTATTTACGCATCAGATTTTGGCGAACTTAAAATTGTACCTTCAAACTTAAGTAGAGAAAGATCACTATTATTAGTTGATCCTGAATTTGCTAAAGTGTCATACCTAAGAGATTTCCAAACAGTTGATATCTCAACAATAGGTGATGCTGAAACTAAAATGATTGTAGTTGAATACGGTTTAGAAATGAGCAACGAAGCTGCTCACGGAATCGTAGCTGACTTAACAACTTCATAAGTTAGATAGTCTTGGGGTGGGTTTAACTCACCCCTTTTTTTAAAATGACAACAAGAAGAACTGTTACCGACCACAAAACTGGTTACAAGTCTGAATTTGTAACCGAAGATGATAAGCTGGTTTATCACACAACCCAGAATGTCGAACCTGTCATTGACCACGTCAAGAAACTAAGGGACAATACACTTAAGCCTGGAAAAGATATGCGACACATAGCTGAAGTGCCTATGGTAATTTGGCAAAAAGCATTAAGAGAAGGTTGGTCACAAGACTCAGCAAAATGGAAGTCGTGGCTTAACAATCCAGACAATAAAGTATTTAGAACTTGGCAAGGTAAAGTATGACATATTCAGAATTAAAAACAGCTATAGCAAATTATCTAAATAGATCAGATTTAACTTCTGATATTGATACATTTATAGATAATGTAGAAGCTGAACTAAATAGAAGATTAAGAACTAAAGACATGATTAAAAGAGCTACTGCAACAGCAGACGCTCAATATCTTGCAGTACCATCAGATTGGTTGGAAGCTATTAATGTTGAAATAACATCAAATGATTTTAGTCCCTTGTTTCAACAATCAATAGAGTCTTTAGATGTTTACAGAAAAGCAAATAACAACTCAACAGGTCAACCTGTTTATTATGCAATGGTTGATGACACTATTGAATTAGCACCAACACCTGACGTTTCTTATACCCTACAACTAACTTACTATGCTAAAATATCAGCATTAAGTGACAGTAATACAAGTAACTTTGTATCTGTCTCGCACCCAGATGTTTATCTATATGGTGCATTAAAACATGCTTCTATTTATTTAATGGAAGATGAAAGAATACCAATGTTTACACAACAATTTGAAAAAGCATTGGAAGAAATGCGACTAGAACAAGAGAAGTCTGCATTTGGTAAAGGTTCTCTAATGATGAGAAGAAAAACTTACGGAAAAAGACAAAAACGAAATTACTATTATGGTAATTAATAAAGGAGAATAGAATGGCTGGATTTTCAGATTATTTAGAGGACAAAGTATTAAAGCATGTATTTGGTGGCTCTGCTTACACAGCACCAGGAACTTTATACGCAGCATTATATACAGTAGCACCAACTGATACAGGTGGCGGAACAGAAGTATCTGGTGGGGGTTATGTAAGACAATCATCAGCTTTTACTGTTTCAGGAACAAACCCAACTACCGCAAGTAACACGGCTGCGGTTGAATATCCAACTGCTACAGCAAACTATGGAACTGTAGTTGCTGTAGGTATTTTTGATGCTTCATCATCTGGTAACTTATTAGCTTACGGAAACTTAACAGCATCTAAAGTTGTAAGTACAGGAGATGTATTTAGATTTAATACTGGTGATTTAGATATAACATTGGCATAAAATCGTGGCTACTATAGGCTACAACGAGGGTTATTATTCAAGGTCAAAGTATAATGACTTAGCTTTTCAAGCAGAACCAACCATACAAGCAGTATCTAACTTAACTGCTACTGGTACTCAAATAGATAGAACAACAGCAGTCATTCAGGCTGTTTCTAACGTAAGTGCAACAGGCACACAAATTGATAAAGCAGCAGTTACGATACAAGCCGTATCTAATGTAACCGCAACAGGTACACAAATAGACAGAGCAACATGCACTATTGCTGCTGTTTCTGGTGTAAACTTTAAAGGATTTATTACTGCTAATGGCCAGTCAACCATAGCAGAAACTTCTAATGTAGATGCCATTGGTGGCATTAAACATTTTGCTTCATCTTCTATAAATCAAATAAGTGGATTTGAAGCGATTGGTGGTTTAAAATGGAATGATATTGTAGTTCCATCGGATAATTGGACAGATCAAATTGTTGCAAGTGCAACCTGGACAGATCAAACAAACCCCTCAACTACTTGGACAGAATTAGACAGACAAAAGGCGGCTTAGATGGCAGACACATTTACAACAAATTTAAACTTAACAAAACCAGAGCCAGGTGCGGCTGAAGATACCTGGGGTATTTCGCTTAATGCAGACTTAGATGCACTTGATGCTATCTTTAGTACATCTGGTACACAGATTAATCTACACCCAAATCAAGTAAATTTTGCTGATAATAAAAAAGCCATATTCGGTACAGGTAATGATTTACAAATATACCATGATTCTACAGTAGGACATTCAATAATTACAGATGTTGGTACGGGTAATTTGCTAATTAGAGGAACAAATTTAAATTTGCAAGATGCTTCGGGATTTAACTATCTTGTTTGTGAAGATACTGGTAATGGTGGAGTTGTAAAACTAAGACACAATGATGTTAATAAACTAGCCACAACCTCAACAGGTATAGATGTAACAGGCGTTATAACTACAGATGGTATGACTACCTCTGCTGACATACGCTTTGGTGACGAGGATAAAGCACTTTTCGGAGCTTCAAACGATTTAAAGATATATCACTCAGCTAATAATCAATCGTATATTCATGAGGTTGGTTCTGGTGATTTGAACATTCTTGCAACGAACCTTAAATTACAAGACTCAGGTGGTTCAACCAAGGTGCTTGTAAACTCAACAGGCATAGACGTAACAGGTACAGTTACAAGTGATGGGTTAATTTTAAATACTAATACTAGCTTATATAATACTGACGCTACACTTTCTAATTACGCTTCAAATAATGGAGTTTATCTAAATGGTCATATAGGCGGGTGGTTACGAATCAATGCAGACAGAACAGGAAATCAAAGATGGGATTTATTTGGAAATAATGGTGGCGGATTTATAAGAGGATTAACTCAAAATAAAAATAGAATAGATATAGCTAATAATGGAGACATATCCTTTTACGAAGATACAGGAACTAGCCAAGCTCTATTTTGGGATGCAAGTGCTGAGTCTTTAGGAATAGGCACAACATCTGCTGGAACTTTACATGGTGCAGCTTATGGTACAACTAGACTGCATGTAGATGGTGGAACAGATAGAGGTCAGATAATTCTTGAAGGTAATGTTGTCTCATCATTTGTTATGTCTCACAACAATGCAACAGCTAATTCAAGAGTATTCACAACACAAGTTCTTAACGGCTTGATGAAATTTAAGAGTCTTAATGATAATGGTACTTCAAAAGCAGACATTCTATCTATGACAAGCTCAGGCTCGGTTGGAATTGGTACAAGTTCGCCAAACAAAGCCTTAACTGTTGCACAAGCACAAACATCGGGTGCTGCTGTAGAAGTTCTGCGCCTTACTGGCTCAGGCTCTTATTCTAGTTCAGGTTCAATAGGTGCGGGAGCAGCATTGTCTTTTGGTCAGTATCACGACACATACCCTAGTTGGAATTTAGCTCAGATTGATGGTGTTAGAGATGGCTCATCTTGGAGTGGTGCTTTAGTCTTTAAAACTAACGATGGTACGGCTCAGACTAACTCTACAGAACGCATGAGAATAGATTCTAGTGGGCGATTAGGAATTGGCACAACTTCGCCAGCATATGCATTAGATTTAACAAATGCGAGTGGTGGAAATTTAGCAAGATTTAAAGATAGTGATTCAAGCCATAATGGAATTATTATTGCTGGCGACACAAATGCTGGCTGGGTAGGTAATAGTACATCTAATACTGGTGAAGGTATCTATTATCAAAACTCAATAAACGCTATGCGTTTTTATGCAAATGGTTCTGAAAAAGCTAGATTAAACTCAACAGGTTTAGATGTAACAGGTACAGTTACAAGTGATGGTTTGACTATTCTAGGAGACAACTCTGCAACGCCTTTAACAGTCAGAGGCGGCACAGGTTCAATAGCATCTATTGATTTGCTAGGTGGAACTAATGCAACAGACAATTCATCTATAAGAAGTAAATATAGTCTTTATTTAACTTGTAATTCAACTAACGCTATATCAAATCGTTCTATTATTTTTAGTAATGGAACTTCAGAACTTGGAAGGTTTGATTCTAGTGGACGATTAGGACTGGGGACAACTTCGCCTGAACACTCTCTTCATGTTTACGATAGCGGTTCAACCTCTGCTGGAACAATAAAAATTGGGGGAAGTGCGGCATCTCTAGGTTTA